GCAGCGTCAGCGCCAGCCCCGTGGCCATCACCATCATGATGAAGAGCGGGATGAAATTGGACAGCATAGCGGGGCGGTTGCGGGGGTCGGGTCGAAAGTGGCGAGTTGAAGGGGGGAACGTCGTTCGGCCATCGTCAGTGGCGTCGAGGCCGGGCCGGTGATTGCAGACCGCTGGGGGACAAGAAAGGGCCCGCGCGGCAGTGTACCAGACTGCAAAAAATCGCCGCGGGAATTGCAACAAACCAGGTAGGTCGCTGATCCGGCGTTGACGCTCCTCACCGCACCGCGTCGGCGATATACGTTGGTTCCTGCGCGCCCGGCACGTAGCGCCAGCCGCCGACGACCAGCCGCTCCTCGTCCGTCGCGATCACGGCGAGGCGGTAGCGGATCGACTGACTCGCCGACGCGAGGAAGCACGAGACCTCATTGACGCCCGCTGGTAGGTCGATCACGTGATCCACGCTGGACAAGGCAAGAGGCGAGCCATTTGGATACGCAAATAGGTCTTTTTTGTACTTCCTTCAAGAATGATCGACGCGCTCAATGTTGCTCTTCACCGTCTCAATGTCGTCCACGACCTCGGTCACAGCATATTCGTAGACGTTTTCTGTCACGTCCGTGTCATCGTACATGCGCACCTCGAGGCCAGACGCGACCTGCGTCCAGACGTCATCATCTTTTTTGCGTCGATAGACATTGTAAGACATTCGCGGTAGCCTACCAAGTGAGTGTAATGGAGTCGGCGTCTTGACTTACCGTCAGGTTAGGTTGCTCCGGCAACGGCGACATGATCACTGACGGCGTGTTCACCTCCTTTTCCGACCACAGGAAGTCGCGGAGTTCGGTAGCAAAAATCGACCATGCCGTCGAGGAGAGGCTTGGGTTGTCTGAAAGCTGATACTGCTCGTCGGGCCGCTCTTGGTATGGGAAAGCCCCCTCGTGCGGCCCGCTCGTGAACTGCCCCTTTCGAAGCTCATCAATCAGCGCCTCATAATCTTCAGTCTGCCCGATCCTCCAGAAGTAAAGCGCCGCGCCGAAGCTGCCCTCATACCAAACTGTGTCGAGCGCCCCCGAGTAGCCGCCGAACGGGGAGTGTGCACGGTAGCCATTCACCTCTTGGCCGGTCGCCTGTGCAGACGGGGTCGTCGATTCCCAATGGTAAAGGGTTTTTTGCATCTTTTCGAGCTTGGCGTCTTCGCCGACTGCCTCCAGAAAGACGCCGCCCCACCACCAATGGTCGCCCGTGCGATTTAAATTGGCGTGGTCGTTGTCGGAGATAGCGGACCAAGAGTCGGGATGCCAAGAATTGTCGACATTGATGCCAATGTAGAAGCCATTGATGTGCCACGCCCCGCCGTGCTCGTCGTCAGGTCTGTCCTCCTCGCCGTCGTGCCACAGGCCTTCGAGGATCGTCGTCTTCGCTCGGTCACGCACCGCCCGGAAACGCTCGTCCCCGTAGATCTCGTAGCACAGGTTCATCGAATGCCACACCTCGATATGCGCCTCCCAGCCGACGTTTGGGTTTTCCTCTTCGATCCATTCGTAATCAGGCGGCCCGCCCCATTCATTCCAGCCGAACTTAACGCCACCGTAGTACGGGTGCCCCGTCTGGTGGCGGTGGCGCTCCATGCGGCCGAGGGCACGGTAAATCGCCCGCGTGACCTCCTCTTTGTGCGGCGAGTTGGGATAGCGTTTGAGGTACTTGCCCAACGCGTAGACGCACCATCCATCCGTGGCCAAACGAAAGACCATGTTGTCGTAGTAGGCCCACCAGTTCTTTGGCCGGAAGTGGTCGGTATACCAGCAGAAAGACCCGAAGCTGGCGGTCGCGTCAATGTCTTTGCCTGTGTACTGGCCAGTATTCTGCATTTGGAGCACCCCCTGCGCGTAGCGATGCGCGCGCCTTTCCTCGCCGCGCCCGGTGGCAACGAGAAGCGCCTCGGCTGCGCCGTAGCTGTAGACCCGGCTCTCGAAGCGCGTGCCTTTGTTCGAGTCGCCTTCCTTGAGTGTGTAGCTTCTGGGGAGCACGCCGCGCCCAGAGAGTTGCCCCACTACTTGTAGATCGCGCGTCTGACGAGCCTTAACAACGATAGGGCCCTCCCCCGACGACATGCCTCCAAAACTGTAGCGTTCGTCTATACCGACCGTTTGCGGCCCCTCCGTGTAGATGAGCCCCTGCCACGTTTCGAGTATTATTTCGAGCTCTTCATAGAGATGCGTTTCGCCTTTGAAAGGCTTGACCGCCTGCGTGTCTGTACCCGCCTCGTAAAGATAGACCCACCACTCAACAGCGTTGTCGCTGGAATTGTCTTGATAGGTCGCCCACGTGCCGTCTGTGAAGAGGCGTACCGTGAGACTCGGCTGCTCGTATTCTTCGCTTATGTAGTGCGAAAATCGCACTTCGTAAGGCGAGATGCTTTTTTCGTTGACGCGGTTGGTCCAGTAGCCGCCTACCTCCGTACCGTCATCGCGATGGACGAGGCGCAGCTGACGCCGCCCATGGGCGTTTGCTCCCCAAGCCTGAACATCGCGGTTGTACAGCACCGGCCCGTCCATTTCCGTGTGGCGGTACGTCTTGTCGGTGATGTTGTAGCCCTCTACCCAATACTGGGTGAGGTACTTGCGCTCCGTGTCTGCGCCCCAGAAGACGCGAGACGGCACGTCCGGCGTGTGCGCCCCGGCGGTATCGTCATAGACGCGGAAGGCCGGACGCCCGCTCCCCACGTCGTCGTCGTACCCGGAGGCAAGCGCGGGGTCGGCTTGGATGGTGAAGTCGCCGTTCGCGTCGGCGTAGACATACTCTTGGTAAGCATATGCTTCGCTCCCTCGGTACGCGTTCAAAAAGTACAGCTCGACCTTGTAGCGGTCGGCCACATGCGTCACCCCTTCGAGATGGCCCTTGATCTGTCCCTCAAAATCATAAGGGATGTAGAGCGGTGACCCAGAGCGCGTGACCTTCTCGCCAGCAGTGGGGGTGTAGCTGTCCACCACGACCTTCGTGGCGAGCGAGCGCTGCTCGAGCTCAGGCAGCCCCGCGTCGGTGCGCAGGAAGCCCTTTAGCGGCCGACCCCAAGTCTCTTTGACCGGCACCGGATCATCTATGGTGATGGGCGTGGCCGCCCCCTCATCAGTCAGCGTCACCCCTGCACTGTCTTCGAGGTGCCCTTTAATAAGGCCCTCGTAGCCGGTAGGGACCGGATAGGGGTCGTCGAGGCGCAATGGTGTGACTTCGGTAAGTACGTAGCTGTCGTCCGGCACCGCGCCCCCCGCGACCGTCTCCTCGCCCGTCGCCCTCGAGGGGTCATAGTCGAGCAGCGCTTCATCGTCAACCGACAACTCAACTCTGTGCTGATCAGTTACGTCAATGATTCGTTGCTGCTCTACGATCCATCTTGCGGCAGCGGCTAAGGAGTACGCCGGAGATTCGAGGCTGGCGCGGCTCGCCCCGCTGACATAAAGGTAGAAAGTGCCTTCCGGCAACTCCATGAAGACTACAGGCGCCGCCGTTGCGCTTTGCAGCACGCTCCCGTCGTAGGCCCGCGCCTCCACATCTATGGTCGCCCCCCCGGTGGCCGCTTCGATGCGCAGCAGCATCCCCGCAACTGGCAGAGCCACCTCCGCGCCGCCCGAAAGATCGACTCCCGCGAAGAAGTCTGGGCCGCGCTGCACGTCGGCCTCCAGCCGCCGCGTCTCCATCACCACCTTTTGGCCGGCGAAGGCCCCGCGCCCGCCGCCGTCGTCGGTCAGCAGCACCGGAACCGGCTCGCGCCAGCTGGCCGGCGTGTCGCCGAGGCAGATCACCCCGATGCGCTTCCCGTCCGCCCGCCAGGAGCGCAGGACGCGCAGGTCTGCCTCGGATACGAGCGTCGGCTCATAGCTCCACTTCGCGCGCAGCTCGGCCTTCGTGCCGTCGCCGCCCTGGAAGTACTCCATGACCTCGCGCACCGGGTGCGCCCCAGCGCCGCCCGAGCCGCCGCTGATACGCGCCTTCACGGAGTGCACGTCGCCCGCCGGCGTGTAAAAGACGAGCTCCCGAAACCCGCCCCATCGAAAGGTAGTCGGATCGGCACTCATAGAAGCAGCCACCTCCCCTCGGTCGTGCCGAGAGCCAGATTCATCTTTACCGAAAGCGCCACACAGCGCGTGCCGTCAGAGAGGAGGAGGGCGTATTCGAGAGGGCAGAGGGCCCGGACGGTGCCCTCCAGGAGGTCCGCTTCGGAAAGCCGGCGGGCGCGAGCGGCCTCCAGGTCCCCCACGCGCTTATGGCGCGGCCCGCCCGGCCCGTCCTCGAAGGCGCAGACGAGGCCATCCGCCCCTTCGGTCTCCACCAACGGCTGCGGCGGGACGCTCGGCGTCCCGGGCTCAAGCACTGCACTGGCATATGTGCGCTCCCGCTCTATCGTCTGCCCCCACGGAGCATAGTGGTAGACGCTCGTCCACTGCTGGGCCGGCACCCGGCCGCTCCCGTCATCAGCGGGGCGTTCGAGCCGGCACAGGATGTCATCGTAGTAGGCGGCCGGCTCGGAGCTGTCGCCAGAGTCGGCCGGACCGAGAAGCACCAGATCCACCGGCCCCGTGAACGGAGCAGGCGCGGTGCTCACAATGGCCTGGTCGTATCCGGCGGTGGGGTTTGAGTCATCGAGCGTCGCCTCCAGCACGGTCACGTTCGACTCGCTATCCTGCCACCCTACCCCCTCGTTCCACCAGTAGCGCGTCCCCGTTTCTTCATCGACGCCCACGAGCCGAATGCGCGCCCGCCGCGTGCCGCCGGAGCCGCGCCTGAGGCGCGAGCGGACGGTCAAATAAAGACTGATCGCTTCTTCGCTCGATAGACGCGCCACTTCTTGGCGCAGCTGCTGTCCCTCCTGGCATTTCGCCGCACGTGCCCCGCTGCGCACGTGCTCCGACTGCGTCGTGTATCCGCCCGTGCCCGTCCAGGAAGTCACGTCCGTGCGCTCAAAACCACCGTCGAGCACGAGGCTTCGCATGTCCTCCTCCGCCCACGACAGGTCGCGCTTGATCTCGACGGAGGACAGGCGCTCCGGCGGTGTAAGTGTGGCCTCCGCGTCGATTTCGTGCTTCGCCGGCGCGACCTGACGGGCGGGTACGCTGTTGTAGTTCCACGTCTGTACGCCCTGCTTGCGTGAGGCGACCCGACTGGCCTCGTCGAAGGCGCGCCCCACCGCGCGGAGCTGCTCGACGCGCCACTCATCGCGCGCGTCGAGATGCAAGCGCGTGTCGGTCATCGACGTGAGACGTTCGAGCTGCTCTTTTGCGCTAATCAGGTCTTCCTCATCGCCAGAGCGCGCGGCTTTCGCTCCAATCGAACGCACGGAGACCCCCTCCGGAAAAGCCCCCACTACTGCATCGTCGTCCCAGCCCACCGGCCGCCGCTCAATGATAGCCTGCTGCGGACGCTCGTACCGAAAGGGCGCTTCGCGCAGTCGGCGTAAGTTTTCTTCAACAGTGCCCTGCCAGTCGTTACGCGGATCGGCCGTAACGTCTTCCAGCGCCTTCAGGCCGCACGCGACGTAGAAATCGAAGGCGTACGCGCCCCACTCCTCCAAAAAATACGGCCGGCTTAGCGTCTCAAGCGCCGGCGTCAGCGTCCAGGTGTAGGCGCCGTCCGGCTCGGAAGCGATTTGCAACCGCAGCTCTTGATCTGGCGTAGCGCGCAGCATCTCGTACACATCCAGGTCCGGGTCGGCCACCCGGAGGTGGAGCCGCGACGGCTCCACGCCGTGGTTGAGCCGGTCTTTTCCCGAGTCGCCCTGCTCGAAGACGAAGCCCTCGTCGCTCACCCGCAGCGGCTGCACGCCCTCGCTCGGGGGCCCCTCTTGCAGGCGCCGCAGGACCACACGCCATTGCATCCCCGGCGGGCCAGCGACGACGCCTTCGTAGCGGTCGTAAAACTGCTTTGCCATCGTTAGCTCCCCCGGCTCGTTTTTCCGAAGGTCGCGTTGTCGTCGCGCTCCACCTGGTCGAGGCCGCCCCGGACTTCGCGGGCGTCCACGCGGGCTTTCGGGCGGCGCTTGGTAAACGTGTCCGCCGCGCCTTCCATCGCCTCCACCGATTTCCGCAGCGCCTCGACTTCCTCGCGCATCGACTCCATCGCCGCCGCGCTCTCGCCCCCGCGCGGGCGCGCCGTCTGTGAGGCGGTCTGGCCGATCGCGCTGAGGAGGGCTTGGGTGTTCTCGTTGGTGACGACGCTCTCGCCGCCCGCGAAGTTCACGATCTCCGGCCCTTCCTCGCCAACGAGGGCCCAGCCAGACTCCGCCGCGTCGGTCCCCTTCGCGTAGCCGCGCGGGCGACGACGCGCCGCGTCGCCCCCGCCGCTGGAGCCGCCGCTGGAGCCGCCGCCGGAGCCCCCGGAGTCCCCCGGCGAGGTGCTGGCGATCTGCGCCACGTTGGCCAGGCCGGTCGCTACCGCAGCAGCTGCGGCAGCGTAGCCGGCAGGCGTCGGCCCATATCCCACCGGCGGCGGGCTAATGGCAGCCGTTGCCGCTGAATAGGTGCTCGCAATGGTTTGAGCAATAGACAAGGCCTGGTAGGCCCGCCAGAATTCTTCAATCTTGCCTCCGCTGGCCTCAAACGCCGTCCGAAACGCCTGCGCGAAGCCGCCGGCCGCTTGCGCAGAGACATCAGCCACTTGTTCCATCGTCGAGGAGACATCGTCCCCAAACCCTTCCATCTCTTCGCGCGCGTCTTCGACCTCTTGGCGAAGTTGCTCGAGCTGATCGGTCGGCAGGGCGTCGGGCACGGCAGACTGTATGTTCCTTTCAAGCTCGCTCGTGCCGTCTTCGCCCTCTTCGGTGCCCGGCAGTTTCTCCTCTGCGGTTTGCGCGGCGGGAAGGCCCTGCGCGAGGAGTTCGATATACGCTTCGCGCGCCTCCACGAGCTCGCGCGTCTGCTCCGTCATCCGACGCAGGGTAGCCAGGTGTAGCCTGTCGTCTGATGACTCAACCTCCGATAGCTTCGCCTCGAAGCGGGCCAACTCTTCGCGTGCTTTTTCGAGCATCGTTTTTGCCTCATCCGCGGCATCCTCAAGGCCGCCGAGGACATTCCGTAGTCCACCGCCGGAGCCTCCAGACCCACCGCCCTCATTCGCTCCTTCGCCGAGAGTCCGCATCCGGTCGATTAACTTCCCTGCCATCTCATGGGTGATCCCCAGCTCCTCCGAAAGCATGGCCAGGTCCTGCCGGTAAGCATCCGTGCCCGGTTGGGAGGTGATGTCGTACCAGACCGCGAAGCTACGCGCCAGCTCGTCAACCGCTGCGCTGAACTCGGTCGTCTTTTTCTCGCCCTCCTCCAGATCGGCGCGTATCTGCTTGAGCGTGTGGAAGATCGGCGCGTCGGGGTCTACGCCACGCTCGATGGCCTCCTGCATCTCTTGGTAAGACCCCATCTGCTGCTGTTTGGCCCTTCGCTCCATCGCGTCTATGTACTCTGCCTGCGCTTGCTCGAGCGCCTTCTTGTTCTCGGCAAACCGCTCTGCTTGCTGTTGGAGGTTGTCCATCATCTCCATGCGCGCCTGCTGCCGCTGCGCGGAGATAAGCGTCTGTACCTGGTCAGCGTAGACCCCCACAGCCTCACCGGCCTTATTCCACTTCACAGCGTAGTCAGGCAACTCCTCCGATAGCGAGGAAACGACTCGCTGAAACTCGTCCGTCCCTTTTTTGCCGTTGGCCACGAGCTGATTGTACCGATCCAGCAGCTGCTGGCGCTTCGTGACGGCCTCGACCTCCCCGCGTAGCCGCGCGAACTCCTGCCGAAGGCTACCGACCGGATCGAAAAATCGGTTGATTGTCGAAAGCAGCGACTGAAGGGCCGGCAGCGCCGTCTGTCCCACTGTCGTCACCACGTCCAGCAAGTTCCCTTTCAGCTTCGCCCACTGCTTGCTGACCGTTTCGAGTGCCTTCCCGAACTCCTCGTTCAGCGACGTGCCTTCCTCGCTCAGCGTCGCCGAGCGCTCCAGGTTGTCGTTCATCAGGCCCAGCTGCTCCGACAGGCTCTGCACCGCCTGGAAGTTCTCCTGACCAAATACCTCCTTTATTTTAATGGCCCGTTGCGCCTCAGGGATGTCCTCCAGCCCCGAGAGGTAGGCCCGCAGCGCTTCGAGGGCGTCGTCCTGCACCAGCGACGAGAACTCCTCCTGCGTCATCCCCGCTACGTCGGCGAGCTTTTCCGCCTCGCTCTGGAGCCGGATGAACACGTTCCGCATCGAGGTACCGGCGCGCTCCGCCCCGATGCCCGTGTCGATCAGCGTGGCCCCCAGCGCGGCCACCTCGTCGGCGGTCAGCCCGATGGAGGCCCCGGCAGAGCCGACCCGCGAGAGGGCGTTCGAGATGTCGCCCGCTTTCGCCGTGGTGGTATTGCTCAGCCCGTTCAACACCGACCCCAAATTCTCCGCCTCGGAGATCGGCATCTCGAAGGCGTTGGCGATGCGCGCGATCTGGGCGCTGGCTTCTTCGGCGGAAAGCTCCGTGACGCTCGTCAGCTTGGCGACCGTCTCGGTGAAGGCGCTAATGTTTTCGGTGCCCTCGATGCCGAGCTGCCCCGCCGTCGCCGCGATCTGGGCGAGCTCCTGCTGGCCCATCCCCAGGCGCCCGGCCAGGGACTGGATCTCCTCCCCCAGCACGGAAAGCTTCTCGTCCGCCAGGCCGGTCGTCTTTTGCACCTCCACCATGGCCGACTCGAAATTAGCCGCCTGGTAGGCGGCCCCCGCGTAGGCCGCGCCCGCGCCGACCGCTGCGGCCGTGCTCCCGGCCACCGCCGCCGTCGCCACGGGGAAGGACTTCGCGATGCCCTTGAGGCTGTCGGCCGCGCCGCCGAAGTCGCCTTTGCGCAGGCGCTCGCCCAGCTCGCTGGCCCCCTCGCTCAAGGAGTCGAAGCGGCGGCCCGCGCTCTCCGCCGCGTCGCCGAGGTCGTCGGCCGCGTCGGCGCTCTCCTCCAGCGCGTTCCCCAGCGCCTCGCCCGTCTGGGTGCCGCTCTCTTTCAGGTTCTCCACTTCTTCGTCGGCCGCACGCAGCTGATACGTGGCGGTTTTGCCGCCCTTTACGCTGACTTCTACGGTCAGGTCGCGCGTGGCCATAATCGCTTACCAGGTATGAGTCTTTACAAGTATTCGTCTAAGTTGTCGCTAATCTCCGAGACGCCCCGCAGCCCGAAGAACGAAAGCATCTCCTCGAGCGGCATCTCGCGCAGGGCCTGCGCGTCGGTCGGGTCCATTCCCGCCAGCACGCGCGCCAGGCTGGGGCCGCCGCCGGCCTGCCGCTGCATGACGCCCCACACGCCGCAGCGGTCGGCGTGGCGCTTCGTGCGGGCCATCGCGCGCGACGCGTGCGCCTGCACGCCCGAATGGAAGGCCCCCCACGCCAGCTGCGCCGCCTCCAGGTCCTCGAGCGCCTCGAGCGCCGCCGCGCCGCCGCCCTTCTCGAGAGGCTCTTCCAAGAGCGCTCCGAGCAGCGCCTCGGCCTGCCCGGGCTGCACCACCACGGGCGCCGATGCCGCCGGCGCCGCCTCGCTGCCGGCCAGCACGTCGTCGGGGTGCTGCCCGAGCGCCTCGCAGGCGGCCTCGAAGGCGGCCCACGTCGGCTCCCGCACGTCGAGGGACACGGTCATCGGTCAGGGGCGCGCTCCAGTACCAGCGCCGGGCACCCTACGCGCTATTCTGCGTGATCGAATAGATGTCGGCCGTGGTGCCGCCGGTGGTCATCCCGTCGACGATCACGACGCCGTAGGTGGAACGGTCGGCGTTGGCCGGGCCGTGCGCGACATGGCTCAGGATCACGCGATTGTAGACCACTTGCCAGCGCGGGTTGCCGTTGCCGTCTTTCTGCGTGGAGGTGATCCGCACGAACACCTCCGTACCGCCATTGGCCGCCGCTTCGAGCGAGTCGAAGTCGGCGCTGTCCAGGTCGGTGAAGCGCAGGCTCAGGGACTGGTCGACGCCCAGGCGCACCTCGCGGTCGTCGGCGAGGGCGGCCGTCACGGCCTCCGGCTCGGGGATGTCGAAGCCCTCCGCCGCAATGGAGGTGCGGTCGACGGTGATGGCGAAGTTGGCGTTGGTGGCCGTGTCGAAGTCTTCGGCGTCGGCGATTTCGACGGTCTCGATGCCGCCGGGAAAGGCAAATCCGGGCATATCCTATGCGGTGGAGTCGGTGGGGGAAGAAGAAGCGTCGTCGTTGTCGCTCGAGTCGGTCGTTGCGGGGCCGTCGTCGGCGGGCTTCTCTGCGCCTGCACTCTCGTCAGCGCCCGCGCCCTCGCCGGGGCTCTCCGCCGAGGACGCTTCGCCGAGAAGGCTGTACGCCTCCCGGCCCAGCTCCTTGAATTCGCCCTGCGGAGCGATGTAGGTCGCCTCGCGCGTGCAGGTGTAGACCCGCCCGCTCTTGGCGCCCTCGAAGTCCTGGAGGGCCGTGTGAATCCGGTAGCGTTTGAGCGTCTGGCTCATCGCGTCACCCCTCTGTTTTTCTCGTAAGTGCGCGCGCCGGTGTAGCCGAGGTAGCCGGCCGTGAAGGTCGCCCACACCTCGCCGGGAATCGCGTCGAAGCCCTGGGCGATGTTCTGGAAGTAGACGCCGGTGGCGTCGGGGAAAAAGATCGAAGCGAACGGGGCAATCACGCAGTTCACCAGGATGACGAGGTAGATGACGTACATGAAGGACGGGCGGGCGCGCGACGTCCAGGGGTCCTTCGACTGCGCCTCCGCGCGGATGACGCCCATCCGGGCGGTCAGCTTCTTGAGCTCGCCCTGCTGGGCCAGCTCCATCAGGCGCGCCTTGTGCTTGCGCGCCTCCCCCTTGTCGGGGAAGATTTTGTCGATGATCTTCCCGCCTACGTCGAGGGCAGCAGTGACCGGGTCGAGCGGCATGGCACCTGAATTGTAGTCAGAAGAGCATTTTGATGACGATCTGCACGGCGATCAGCAGTGCCCCCATCACCGTCGTCACGAACCAGATGCGGCTTTCCAGCCAACTCTCCTGCTCGTCCTGTCGGCGCTCGATCTGCTCGATACGTCGTCTGTTTTTCTTGATGTTTTTGCGGTTGTCCTCGTTGCGCGCCACGTAGCCGACCAGGTCCTCCAGCACCTCTTCGATGCGCCCGAGGCTCTCGCCTTGGTGGCTCGCCTGCTCCTCGATGCGCACGAGACGCTCGCGTAGCTCCTGGCTCATTTTGTCGTCCGTCGGCGGCATATGATTCGTGTAGGAAGAGCGAGAAGGAAAGCCGTAGCGGCGGCGACCGGCCGGAAGGCTTCGTCAGCCCAGCAAAGCGCGCGCGTTCTCCTGCCAGGTCTCGACGACCCCCGCGCTCTGGCCCACCTTCTCCGCCAGGGTCTCCACGTCGGCCTCGGCCAGCGCCTCGACGCTCTCGACGCCCGCGTATTCGAGGTCGGGGGCCGTCTTCTTGCCGATTCCCTTCACGTCCCTCAGCGCAGTGCCGTCGGTTTCCTCCGGGTCGTCGTCGCCCGCTTCCGCCAGCTCCGGGCAGCGGTAGGCCTCCGGGTCGTCCTCGAGGAGTTGCTTCGCCTCCGCGCGCGAGACCTCGGCCCTGCTCGTGCCGCTCCCGTGGTCGGGCGCGAAGTCCAGCCCGCCGGCCGGCCCTCGGTGAAAGACGTTGTCGCAGATGACGGTAAAGCGGCGTTCGTCAGCCATGAAATCGCAGGGGTGAAGATGGAGAGTTTGCCGTCGGTGGTCGGTCGTCCGTCGTCAAGCGCGAAGCGCTTATCACGCCCCGTAGTCGCCGTAGACTTCGGAGCCAGAGGCGACCTTGATGTTGCGGATGCGCAGCAAGCTGTACTCGGTCTGCACCGCGTGCTCGAAACGCATTTCCCACTCGATCTCGCGGCCCGCGTCGTCGGTGTCTTCGCCCGGCGCCTCGTCGAGGTGGTCCTTCACGTAAAGGCCCGAGTTCGACGCGACCGAGAAGCCGCCCTCGCTCGGGCTGGCCACGATGATCGACGTCGTCTCATCGTTGGCCGTCCCCGCGTTGTCCGGCTCGGTGTTGGTGATCGAGCCGTCCACCAGGCGCACCATCTCGTAGCCGAAGACGCGCTCGACGCGGCCCCACAGGTCCGACTGCTCGGTGTCGTAGCGCACCGCGCTTTGCGCGATGCCGCTGATGACGCTCCCCAGCTGCCTGTTGAGGAGCAGGCCCGGGTTGTCGTAGTTCGGCAGGATCTGCTCCAGGGCCGAGCGCAGCGCGTCGCGGTGATCCGCGTTGCTCATGTCGAGGCTGTTGACGTCCTCGCTCACGAAGTCGGCCGCGTCGATCACCATCGGCTTCGAGAAGCCCGGCACGTTCGAGCCGTCCAGGAGCGTGAGCAGGCCCTTGACCTCGCGGCCGCTCCCGTCGTCGGTGCCGCTGCCCTGCATGGCGAGCTTCTCGAGCCCCTTCGCCCAGCGCATGAAGCCGGAGCGCAGGCGCTGCGGCACCCACGTGCCGATGGGGCGCAGGCCCCGCCGGTCGTCCTCCAGGTGGCTGCGGTCCAGGATGAGACGGTCCCCGTGAAAGCCGAGCGTCTCCTCCTGGCGCGACGGCGGCGTCTGCGCGGTCTTCGAGTACCCGGTGCCCACGCCGCGCTTCTGCACGTCGAAGTCCCCGGTGTCCGGGTAGAGGTCGAAGTCCGTCGCCGCGAGCTCGAACCCGCTGCGGCGTTCGATGAAGCTGAAGTACGGGCTGTGCTCCAGCAGCCACGAGAGCATCATGCGCCCGCGCTCGGTGGGGGTCGTGGAGATCGGGGTGAGGTTGGCCATCGTCTTCGGGGGTCGGGAAGGAAAGAAAAAAAGAGCGTCGTGTCGATGGGAGGGCGGGCCGCGCCCGGCAACGGTCAGCCCTGCTGCTGCTGTTCGGCCTGCTCGTCAATGCGATCGCGCAGGGCGCTGCGGCCCCCGCCCAGGCGCGCGGTGCCCGCGCCGCCGCCCGCGTCGTCCGGCTCCTCGGGGCCGCCGCCGGCCTGCGCGCCGGGCACCACCGTGCCGGGGTCGATGCTGTTCAGCAGCGCTCGCGTGCCGGAGCGGTTGTTCTCCATGCGCTCCGCCCAGTCCGCGCGGTCGGCCTTCTTGATCTTGCCCTGCTCGACGGCGGAGTTCAGGATCTCCTCGTCCTTCTCGGCCTCGGCCTCCTCCTTTTCTTCCTCATCTTCTTCGAGGTCGGCCTCGAGCTCCTCGATGCGCTCGCGCGCTTCTTCGAGCTCGGACTGCGCTTCGTCGCGCTCCTGCTCAGCCTTCTCGGCGCGCTCCTGCGCCTCCGAGAGCTGGCGCGCGTCGTCGAGAAGATCGACCTCCTCGCTCGACTCGCTGTTGAGAATGCCCTTCATCTTGGACTTGAAGCGCTCCCAGTTGCTGCGTTCGTTGTCATCGGCCATCGTATCGGGGTCGGATTGTGAGGAAGAAGAAGCGTCGTCGTCGGAGTGAGAAATCGTCCTGTTGCTGCTATTCAGGATGGCCTCGCTGGTGCGCGCTCCGAAGCGCCCGAGCCCGCCGCCTCCCGAGGTGTTGCGCACCGACTCCATCCCCTCCATGAAGGGGACGTTCGTCAGCGCCACCGTGTCGAGCACCGCCCCGATGGGGGCGTCCGTCTCCTTGTCGGTGGCGTCCGGGTTGATGACGGGAGAGAGAAAGCGGTATTCGTCCGCGTCGATCATCTCCTCGGCGCGGTCCGTCCAGCTTACGCTCCCGCGCAGACTCTGCCCGTCCACCCAGACCGACGAGATCCAGCCGGCGGCAGGTACCTCGCGGCCCGGCTCGGCCAGCTGGTTGGCGTGCTCGTAGTCGATCACGACCGGCTCGGTAAAGTTGGCCACCATGCGCTGGAGCTCGGCCACGGTCAGCTCGTGCCCGCCCTGCCAGTGGCCCCAGTACTCCCCCGCCTGGGCAATCTCGATCTCGTCGGCAGCCATAAAAGAGGTCACCTCGTGAAAATCGCGGGGGCACGATACATCGCGCCCCGTGTCATGAAATAGCGAGCTCCGGCGTCAGCGCCGCCGCCCACAGCTTATCGCCACTGAGCAGCCGCTGCACCCCCATGCGCTCGACCGTCGCCAGGCCGCCGCCCGGCAGGTGCACCTCGAGGCCGCGCAGTGCCAGCGCCGCCCAGCTGAGAAGGCGCACCCCCTCGGAGGCCGTCTCGGCCCCGCCCGCCGCGTTGATCGCGCAGCAGAGGACGTGCACCGTCTCGGTCCCGTGCAGCCGCGAGGCGGCCGCGTTCACGCCTTCCAGCACCGCGTTGTCGAACTCGACGAAGCAGACCGGGGCGTACTTCTTGACCTCGTTGGGGCGCTGAAGCTCGCCGCCGTAGGGCTCGACCGCGCCGGGCTCGAGGAGCTGCATCTCGCCGGCGCCGTCGAGAGGCGTCCCCCGAAGGCCGTCGAGGTGCTCCACGCAACCGGCCTGCACGTCTGCCAGCATCGCCTGAAGAGCAGCAAAAAGGAAAGAACAGGGGTAGGGCGCCCCCCTGTGGGCGCCCACGGAGGCGCCATGAGGGAGGCAGGCCCGCTCAAAGCTCGTCGTACCGCTGCCGGCTCCACCGGCCAAACACACGGGGGCGCGCCCGCGTCAGCTCGCTTGCGCGTAGGTCGGGGCGCCCCTCCGCCTCGGCCTCGTCCTCGTCGTCGAGGAGCTCAAGCTCGCCCTGCGCGATGCGGAGCAGCACCCCGTCGAGGCGCTCCTCGGCGTCTTGCAGGTTCTCCTCCATGCCGCCGGTGGTGCGCTTCTGGAGCAGGAGGAAGGCGCCCTCCACGTTAAGGCTGTTCAGGTACTCGTTCGTCACGTCGAACGGGTCGTCCGGGTGCTGCATCCGCACGTGCGCCTCGACCTGCGCGCCATAGTCTTCCACGGCGCGCTCCACCTGCCCTCGGTCTACGGCCTGCCCCTGCGCGTCGCCGGTCACCTCGGCGATCTGCTCGCGGCTGTACGCGTCGATCACGTCTTGGGCGGTGCAGTAGGCCATCGTATCGGGAGCGTCACTGGAGAGGGAGGGGGCCGCCGCCGAAGCGCCCCCGGCGCCGCAGGCCAGCGGCATCGCAAGCGCGGCCACGAGCGCGAACAGGAGGGACGCGGGAACGCGAAAAGCACCGCGGCGAGAAGACGGGCGGCGAGGTGAGCGGCGCATGGGCAAAAAGCGAGGGCTTTGTCCGGTGGGGCGAGCGAGGCGCGAGGTCGTCTGTCGAGTGCGCCCAATGCCGCGCCCCGGCATTTGATTTGAGATATAGCATATATCTCAAAAATCCCGGCGCGGGCGGGGAAAAAGGTGAGATATGGCTATATCTCAAAAACCCGCCCCCGCTGTTGCATAGGAGAAGGCACCAACTGCCCCTACCTTCCTCCTCTCGCGCTTCCGCGGCAGCACCACTGCGACAGATGCCCGCCACCTACGACGACGGCACTCGACTGCGCTGCAAGAGCATGTACTGCCTTCAGCGCAAGGACCTCGGCGAGATCGAGCAGATCACCGAGCCGTCCATCTCCACGCTGCGGCGCTGGCGCTCGGAGGGCCGCTGGGACGAGGAGCGCGTCCACCGCACGCTCAGCGGCCCGATGCTGGCGCAGAAGTTCATGCAGCAGATCGACCAGATCCTCCAGGGCGCCATCGAAGAAGGGCGGATGCTCACCCAGGGGGAGACCGACCAGATCGCCAAGCTCCAGAAAGTGGCCTCGAAGCACAACGGCCGCGCGCGCTTCACCTCCCACGCCCTCGAAGCCGTCGACCAGCTCAACACGTGGCTCGCCTCCAACTACCCGGACCTGCGCGAGGACATGGCGACCCCGCTGCTGGAATTCAGCCGCTGGCTCGGCAAGCAAAATAACCGCTCGGCCTGACAAACTCCCGCACACCCGCACGCCGCACGTGGCCCTCCAGACCACCAAAACCGCCGAAGAACGGCAGCTCGAAGAGCAGCTGGCCGAACTCCAGGAGCGCCTTTCCCAGGAGGTCGCCGCCTTTGCGGACCCCTCCCGCGAGGCGCGCAAACAGCGCTTCGAGGAGGCGTGCGCCTCGACGGAGAGCTTCGGGCGCGCCTTCCTGCCGCACTACTTCGAGTCCGAGTCGGCGGCCTTTCACCAGGACCTCGACGCGATGACGCGGGCGCAGCGGCGCCACGTCTTTATCGTGCACGGGCCGCGCGAGCACGCCAAGTCCACCCGCTGCCGCGCCGGCCTCCTGCGCCGCGTGCTGCGGGGCGACCTTCATTACCCGCTCGTCGTCTCCGAAGAGCTCAAGCTGGCCAAAGGACACCTGCTGACCCTCCAGGCAGAGCTCACGTCGAACCCCCGCGTCGAGGAAGACTTCGACGTCGACGTCACGCGCCAGAACATGAGCCAGGGCATCCTGCGCCTGCGCGTCACGCCACGGGCCACCGGGCAGAGCCACCAGGTCCGCATCGACGCGGTCTCCTACGGCTCGAAGGTCAAAGGCAAAATCTACCTCCAGCACCGGCCCGACTTCGCGCTCCTCGACGACTTCGAGGACGGCATCTCCAGCCGCAACGAGCGCATCGGGCGCGAAAAAGTCGAGTGGGTCCTCCAAGACCTCTACCCGGCCGTCATCGACACCGCGCCCATCGTCTGGATCGGCAACACCGCGCGCGACACCTCCGCGCTCTTCCTGGGGATGCTGGAGGCCGTCGAGAGCGAAGACGCCCTGCGCGCCTATCTCAAGCGCGGCACCCGGCCCGGGGGCAACAACGTGCCTCGCACCGGCGCGCGGCACCACAACGGCCCAGGAAACACCTCAGAAACGCCGTGCGCATCCGCCGCGCCCCCGGGCGAGCGCGACGACGCCACGCAGGCCGAAATCAGCGCCTACTGCTACCGTGCCACCCGCATCGACGAGCGGACCGGCGAGACGGTCTACCTGTGGCCCGAGCGCTACCGGGCCGCCTGGTACCAGCGGATGCGCGCCACGATGGGGCCCGCCAAGTTCGAGAGTGAAATGAACGGCAGCCCCATCGCGGAGGGCCTCTTCTTCAAGCGCGAGTGGTTCCCCACCTACGACGCGCTCCCGAAAGAAGAAGACCTGACGTTCTTCCTCTGGGTGGACCCCGCCTTCGGCACCTCGCGGAGCGCCAGCTACAAGGCCGTCGTCGTCTGCGCCTCCGACGGCAAGCGCTTCTTCGTCGTCGACGCCTGGCTCCGCCAGACCGAACCCGTCTCGGCGATGATCAACGCGCTCTACTTGCTCTTCGAGCGGTGGGGCCCGCAGGCTCCCGGCCCGGGCCGGCTGCGCCACGGCAAGTACGAAAACGACTTCGCCCAGGACGACCGCCTGCGTCGCGACTTCGCCGACGCCGAGGAGCGCCACGGCTACGCCCTCCCGCTGAGCGGCGACGCCAACAAAGGCCCCAAGGACGCCCGCATCGAGAGCCTCGAAGGGCTCGCCTCCGGAGGCCGCATCCAGTGGCCGGGCGACGTTCCCTTCACCCACCACGCCGGCGACGTCGAGCGCCTGCGCCGCCAGGTGCTCTCCTGGCCCGACGGCTACGACGACGGCCCCGACGCCCTGGAGTCCTGCCTCTCGCGCCTGCGCCGCATCGCCGGCGGGGGCGGCTTCCAGTACCGCTCGCTCGGCAAACGCCGCTACGCCGGCGGCCGACGCCAAAAGCAGCGCCCCGGCCGCCGCCGCTAACCCCACCGAAACGCCAAAACACCGACCCGTGCCCGACCCCACCGACACCACCGTCGCCCGGCCCGCCAACCGCTACCGCGGCTACGCCCGCGCCTACGAGTTCGTCACGCCCTACGACCTGCGCCGCGCGCGCCACGAGGCCGAACAGGGCAACCCGGGCCGCCTCTTCGAGGTGCTCCGCTTCTTCGACGACCTCGACTACGAAATCCCCAGCGCCATGCGGAGCCTCACCAGCGCCGTCCTCCAAGACGACATCCAGATCGTCGCGGAGGAAGAGTCCGACCCGGCCCAGCGACAGCGCGCCTTCGTCGAGACGCTGCTGAAGCGCCTGAGCACCAAGAAGCTCGTCAAGGACCTGATGAAGGGCCACTACTACGGCTTCCGCGCCCACGAGCTCGTCTGGGGCGACCTCCAGCACGAGGGCGAGACCTACAAGGCGCCGGTGACCTACGAAAAGCTCCCGATGAGCTGGATCTACGCCCGCACCGAAAACCGCACCGACGACTACACCACCCTCTACGTGGGCAACCGCCCCTACCACCAGTACCCGCGCGGCAGCGTCCTGCTCTACACCAGCCACAAGCTGCCCAGCTACGAAAGCATCGACTTCACGCGCTTCGGCCACGGCCTCGCCGCCAGCCGCTTCGGCATCTTCGACTGGTTCGACTGGGAAGACTGGGCCGCCTACAACGAAGCCTTCGCCACCCCCAGCGTGGTGGGCACGCTCATGGAAGGCTGGAACGGCGACGACAAGGAACTCCTCGAGGAGGCCGTCATGAACTTCACGTCCGACTCGCGCGCCGTCATCACCGAGAATGGCGAGCTGGACCTCAAGTCCCCCAGCGGCGACGCCAGCGGCACCTACGCCGCCCTCCAGAGCGCCGCGGCCCGCGCCCGCTCGGCCATCATCAAGTCCGAGTCGCTGACCGACCAGATGGGCGAGCGCGGCTCCTACGCCGCCATGCGCACCACCAACGGCATCCGCGTCGACGTCGCCGAGGGCATCGCCGCCGAGATCGCCGAGCTACTGAATCGCCACGTCATCACCCCCGCCGTTCGCCAGAGCTGGGACGAGTGCCTCGTGCACGTCTCCTTCATGGTCACGGTCATCGAGGACCTGCTTCGCCAGCTGCAGATCGACCGCGGCCTCCACCGCATGGGCGTGCCCCTCTCTATCTCCGAGCTGCGCGAGCGCTACGACCGCCAAAAGCCCGACGACGACGAAGACACCCTGCCCCCGCGCAGCGCTGGGCGCAGCCGCAATCCCTTCGACGACATCGACGGCCCCTGATCTCCCCCTGCACGGGCGCCCCCCAGTGGCGCCTCTTCTCTCACCACAAGCCCCACCGACCCCAATGGACTTTCACCACCAGAAGGCCGCCGACGCCGACGCCTACAACCTCCGCGCCACGCCGCGCTCGACGCGCGTCTCGGCCGACTTCCTCCTCGGCGAGTTCGCCTGCAACGACGGCTCGGAGGCGCTCCTGCTCCACCCGCGCCTCGTCGAGCTCTGCCAGCGCATTCGCGACACGTTCGGCCCCGTCAGCGTCACCAGCGGCTACCGCTCCGGCAGCTGGAACGAGCGCATCGGCGGGGCGGCCCGAAGCAAACACCTCCTCGGCTGCGCCGCCGACCTCGACGCCCACCAGGCCACCCCCACCGAGGTGGCCGACTTCGCCGCCGGCCTCGACGTCGGCGGGCTCGGGCGCTACAACACCTTCACCCACGTCGACGTCATCAGCCAGGGGCGCCGCTGGGACCGCCGCTGATCTCCCACTCCCGCAGGCACGGGCGACCCCCCCGTGGTCGCCTCCCGACGCAAGCGCGCCCCACCAGAAGCCCCCCCGCACCGCCATGCTCGACGTCGACGTCAGGGAAGACCTCAACACCAGCCTCGCCGGGGCGCTCCGCTCCGCCCTGCGCAGCGTCGACGTGGCCCGCACGCTGGCGCGCATCGAGTACACCATCAAAACCCGCGTCGCGCGCGGGGAGTTTTTGCCCGGCTCCAGCCCCGGCGCCGAGTCGTACTCCACCGAGCCGTTCGCCCGCCCCGCCGGCGGCCTCCCGCAGAAGGTCCACGACGCCGCCGAGAAGGAGGGCAGCGGCGTGGCCTCCTACTTCACCAAGGACGAGGACCTCTGGATGACCTTCGAGGGGGGCTACAAACAGCTCCGCGAGATGAAGGGTCTCCAGACCGCCCGCGTGGACCTGATGGACACCGGCCAGATGCTGGCCGGGATGCGCGCGCAGGCCGCCCGGGAGCCCGGCGGGGACCTCCAGATGGAAGTCGGCTACATCGAGGGCCTCTCCCCGGCGGAAGCGATCCAGCTGGCCAACTACCACGACCGCCTCGGGGCCGGGAAGAGCCAGGTCGTGCGCAAGTTCATCGGCCTGACGGACACGGAGGCCGAAACCATTCTCGACGACCTCGAAGACGAGATCGAGGAGGGGCTCAACGACTGACCTACACTTTTGAAAGCTCCAGCAGCAGCGTCCGATACAGGTCGAGGTCGCGTTTCATTGGCAATCGCCTCGAAGATTAATATCCTCCGCGTGAGTGGAAATGTCTGCCAAGTCGTTGACGTAGGTGAACTGCGATCCGTCCATTCGCAGCACGCGAATCTTGCGGATCTCGATGCATTCGATCCTCCCGTTGTACCAAGCGTTTTTAAAGCCCATCCTGTCTTGATCCCCAGGGTACACCGGACCAGTTGCCCTCATTGTCCTCGTATCTCGGTTGCGCGTGCGGCCCTTAACCGGGTCGCCGACTCCGTTGTACGGCCGTAGGGTAAACCAGACGTACTTTAACGCGCTGGACTGGTCGATATTGGTCAGACGGACAATCGGCGACACGCCCCCGGCGCTGTTGGTTCGGAAGTCGAAGTCGTTGAGTTCGATGCCGTAGCCCTGGGCCCGCAAGTCCTCAAGCCTACGCTCTTCCTCTGTGACCTCTGCGGCTTCCTCCGCTTCACGCTTGCGCTCTGCTTCTCTCATCATAGCCTTGGCCGATGGACTCTCGCTCACGTAGTTGTCGGACACCCATCCGACACGCCCGTCGTGGCGCACCTTGAAGTAAACTCCATTGTGGTCTATTGCCTCATGGGTGCCTTTGGGCAGCTTCGTCACCACCTCAGCCCGCACACTCGGCTCCGCGTGCAGGTCCACACCGGATTCCGTGAGGACTTTTACTTCTGCGGATTCCGCGTCTCTGTACTCCGCATCGGCGATACGCAAGCGCATCACTTCGATTTCTTCGGTGAGACGCTTCACCTCTCTTTGGTGACGCTTCTGCGCTTTTTGGTGCTTCTCGCGCTCAGCTTTCAGACTTTCCTGCTTCGCTTTCAGACTCTGGAGACTTTGCGCGCTGGTCGTTTCGGCAAGGAGTAGAGCGAAAGGAAGTATTGCGATAAGTAGTCGCATAGGCGCCATCTCGCCAGTAGTGTGAGAAGTAGGGGTACACCGCCGGTGTGCCCACGCGATTCAAACCCGTCTCCCGCCCCGACCGCCGCGGCGACGAGGCGTAGCCCCGGCAGACCTCCTCTACTGCCGCTTGATCGCAAACCCGCTCACCTCGTACTGCGGCAAGAACACGCGCTCTGTGGGGCCCACAGAGTGCGACACCTCTTTACGGGCAATATCGACTCGCACAATCGCATCCGCGCCCATACCCTGGGCCTGCTGGTGGAGACGCTTCACGACCTGCTCGGTCGTCAGCCGCTCTACCATCCACCCGTCCTGCACGTAGTTGCCCTCCGGGGCGTTGACGGTTTCAGGGTTGCCTTCGATGCGGGCCGCCGACGGCTGCATCGAGATTCGCAGCAGACCCCGCGACTGGTACTCCCCCTCGTACCCCTCGGGTGTGATCAAGAAGCCCTCCTCCGCATACTCCGTGAAGTCCAGCGAGGACGTCAGGCTGTATCCCTCGATGTTGTTGACCGTGTTTGCGCAGCCCCCCGCTGCCAAAAGAAGCGGGACGAGCCAGAGCGGAGCAAAAAAGCGTCTCACAGTAGCGGGTCGTCGATTGAATGAAAAGTAGGGGCACGGCGCGCCGTGCCCACGCGATTCAAACCCGGCTCACGTGCCCCCGCACGCAGCCGACGAAGTAAAACGGAATCCCCGGCTCGACGAGGATGTCGGAGTAGCTGTCGTTCTCCGAGCGCAGCCGAATCTCCCCGTCCGGCTCGCGCTCCAGGTGCTTCACCAACAGGTCGTCGTCGTAGGCGACCACGCACAGGTCCTGCCGCGGGATTTCCTCGACAAACTCGCCGATAACCAGGTCGCGGTCGTCCAGCAGGCCCCGCATCGAAATGCCAGAGACCTCGGCCACGAACGCCCGCGCCGGCGGGATGCGCAGGTGGTCGCGCAGCCATTCTGCCCGGAAGGCCACGTAGCTCTGCGGCTCGACGAGCTGGGCGTTGCCGCCCGCCGAGCCGGCCCCCACCGGCGCGTCGAAGTACGGCACGAAGTGCGCCTCCTCGATGTCCTCCGGCGCCAGGGGCACCTCCTTGAGCGCGTTGGGCCGGCGGCGCTCCATCGGGTCGGCCTGCGGGAGCTCGACGCGCTGCTGGGGGCGCTTCTGCACCGTCGTTGCCCCGTCGCTCGGCTGCGCCTCCTCCACTTCGTCCCGGCGCATCGAGCCTTCGCCGAGCAAAAGCCACCGCGCAGATAATTGGTAGGAGGAAACTAATTCTTCGAGCAAATCAGCTCGGGGTTTAGTGTTTTCCTGCTCATAGTTGGCCCACGACTGCTGCGAAACCCCAAATTTATTAGCTATTTCCGTTTGAGACATACCCTCCTGCTCGCGTATTCGAGCAATCCTGGAGCCTAATCCTAATTTTTTGGCCGATTCGCTTGACACTTTCTCATTTTCTTGGTAAGATGGTTCTCGCATGTGAACACGCTCGATATGATAGCAAACGCGATGGACAAAAACAGCCCCCGCTCGCCCGATTTGGCCCTTTTCAAAGGCGCGCTCCAACACGCAGGAATCACGATGGAAGCGTTCGCGCGGCAGGAAGCCGGCGTGAGCCGCCGCTTCCTCTACCAGTGGTTCGCCGGCGAGCGGGATTCGCGCCGCGTCGAGCGGGCCGTCTGCCGCTTCTACCTACGCTACGTCGAAGGCGTAATCGAGCGCCACCGCGACAACAAGCACCGCCTCCAGCAAGCCACGTAGCCCCCTCGCCTTCGCTCCACTCTCAACAGCAGACCCGGGGCATTTCCGATTCACGCCCCAACCTACACACTCCCTCTCACCCCCTCAAGCGACAATGACTGCGAATACTCTCTCCGAGGTTCTCACCTACTACCTCTACGCCGAGCTTTTCACCGTGGCCGAGCTGGCCGACGCCGCCGACCGCGCCGAGAAAACCATCTACGGCTACGCTGACGGCAAGCACTGCCCCTTCGACGTGACCAAGCGCATCGCGCGCTACTGCTCGCGCCGCGGCCACAACGAGCTGGCCGGCCTGCTCCTGAGCGCAGAGTACGAAGTCTGCCCGCGCGGGGAAGCCCGTGCCAACGGCGTCATCGACGACGAGGCCACCGACTTCCAGTCCCTCATGGGCGCCCTCATCGACGCGCAGCGCGAGGGCGACCGCGACAAAATGAGCGAGCTGATCGGCAAGGGCGAAGAACTCTGGGACCGCGTCAAAGCCGAACGCGACCGCCTCTGACGTACGGGCGCCCCCCCGTGGTCGCCCCGCACGCCCAAACCCTCAAACCCCACACCTCAGACCATGCGCCGCATCCCCCTGCGTCCCGACCCGAAGCGCCCCCGCCGCTACATCAACGTGCGCCTCGTCACCCGGCAGGGCGTCCACTTCCGAGGCACGTGCTACGACGCCCCCGCCCTGCGCGACTGGCAGAGCCGCCTGGTGCGCGTCGTTCCCGCCGAGCAGGACGGGACCCACGCCCTCATCCTCGACCTGCGGGGCCGCCCCATCTGCCGCGCCCCCACCGACCCCTGAACCCCAAACCCTCCATGCACGACCACGACCGGATCGAAGCGATGATCGAACTGGGCTTCCCCGCCGCCCGCATCGCCGCCCGCCTCGGCTGCTCGGAGCGCACCGCCCGCCGCGTCGCCGAGGAGCGCGACCTCGCCCTCTACGACAACCCCCTGATCGGCACGCCCGACGAGCGCAGCGTCCTGTGGCAGACCTACAAAAACTGCGGCTGCTCCGACGCCCGCATCGCCTACCTCTTCGGCCGCTCCCGCCAGGCCGTCGCCGCCCACTTCGCCGAGGGCCAGCCCCAGACGACCGCGCCCTAACCACTCCCACGCCCGCCATGCCCGACGCCGCCGGCAAACAGCTCATCCTCGTCACCGCCCTGCCCAACGGCAAGCGCCTCGCCACCCTGCGCCGCGTGGAGCGCGTCGAGGGCGGCCAGGTCGTCCTCCAGACCGACCGCGAGGACCGCCAGGACACCCTCCCCGCCCGCGACTGCATCGCCGTGGAGGGCGGCGACGACCTCGGCCTCGCCGTCCGCGAGGTCTCCATCTCCGGCCTCACCGCCGGCAACGAAGCGAGCGAGGACGACCCCGGCGTCCTCGAAGCCTTCGGCGTCGAGCCGGGCGCGCCATTCTACCTCGTTCGGAGCGCCGACAAAGAGCGCGGCAACGTCCTAGCCGACGCCCTGCGCGAAGCCCTCGGCCCCGAACCCATCATTGCCGCGCGCCGCCCGCACGCCGCCGTCCGCGCCCTCGACGAAGACCAGATGCGCGCCTGCGGGTGGGTCCGCGCCGACGAGGCCCGCGCCGAAGAGGCCCAGAAGCAACGCGACGACGCCCCCGCCGAAGCCGCCTCCTGACTCCGTGCCTTTCCCGAAGGGCCCCACTGGCCCGCATCCTCAAGCCCAACTCCCCTTCCCGCCGATGAGCGACGATCACCACCACCCCATGGAATCGACCCTCCCCGAACCGCCGGCCGAGATCTACGACGAAGAGAACGACCGCTTCGTCGAAATCCCCCCCGACGAGCAGGAATACGCCCAGACGCTCCACGAGTGGGTGCAGATGGGCACGCTCGTCACCGGCCTCGCCCTCAAAGCCATCCGCGACGAAGAAGCCTACCTCGCCCTCGGCTGCCGCAGCTTCAAGGACTACTGCGAAACGCAGGCCCCGATGACGCGCCGCAGCGCCTACCGTCACATTAACCGCATCGAGCGCTTCGCCCCCTTTCTCCCGGAGGCGTTCTCGCCCGAAGCTGTGACAAATTTACACACGAACCCGCTCCAGGCGCTCAAAACCGGCCCGTCTGAGGGCGACGCGGAAGGCGAGGCCCCGATCCCGCCGGCGCTCGACGGCCTATCGAACGGCAAGCTCGACGCGCTGGGCGACCTGGGCGACGACCGCCTGCGCGCCTTCGTGGAGGGGGAGGAGTTCACCACCCCCGGCGGCGAGACGATCACCCGCGCGGAGATCGACGAGATGACCGCCAAAGAAGTCTCTCGGCAGGTCGCCGAGGTGCTCCAGCCGCACAAAGACAAAGCCGAAGCCGAGAAGGAACGCCGCCTCAAGGCCGAGGCCGAGCGCGACGCCCTCGCCGAGGAGCTCGACGAGAAGCAAGAAAAGATCGAAGCCGCCGAGGCGCTGGAGGACACCTGGGGTCCGCCTGCGGCCCGCCTCGAAGACAAGCGCGCCAAGATGGAGCGCCTGGAGGAGCACCTGCGCGAGGCGACCAAGCTGATGCAGAAGATCAACGTGACCCCCGAAGACCCCACGCCCGACCAGGACCGCGCCGCCGACATCGCCGCCCACTGCGAGCGCCTCGGCTACGTCGCCCAGGACGAGCTGCACGAGGTCCTGCTCAGCCCCGACCGCACCGGCGAGCTTTAGCGCCTGCCTCCGCTCTCACTCCACCCCGCCCGTCCCCATGCCAGACGTCATCCCCGAAATCAGCTACTTCGCCGAGCACATCTCTCCGCTGCGGCGCTGGGGCCGCTACAAGGTGCCTCCCGAGGCGCGCCGCTCCTGCGTGGCCCTCGCCTACAAGATCGGCCCCCGCCGCGCCGCCTACGTCTTCGCCGTCCATCCGCGCACCGTGCGCGACTGGATGCGCACCATCCGCCTCTAACCCTACCCCCCGGCCCGATGGCCCAGATAAGCAACGAACAAACCAAGACGCTCCGCTCGCTGGCGAGCCAGTACCTGCCCGGCGGGGACGACAGCTACCGCTCCTTTCTCTGGGAGACGTTCCCCGGCAAGGACTGGAGCGACCCGTCGCGCCCCTCTACGCTCGACCTCACGCGCCAGGAGGCCAACAACGCCATCCAGGCGCTCCTGCGCCTCAAGCGCTCCCTCGCGGGCGCGGGGGCCGAAGCAGGCGAGCGCCCCGTCCCCACCGGCTACGGGCGCCCCTGGGAAGGCCGCTACGACGCGCGCGGAGGGCTCACCCAGAAGCAGGCCGACGAGCTGGCCCGCCTCGAATGGGAGCTCGACTGGCACACCAACGCCGAGCGGCTGCGGGGCTTCATCGAGCGCACCGTGGGGGAGCGCAAAAACCCCGGCGCCCTCACCAAAGGCCAAGCCAGCGACGGCATCACCGCCCTGCGCAAGCTCGTGGCGGCCTGACCGTTTTCGGCCTCTCCCGCGCCTCCTTTCACCCTCATGCCGCCCCCCCGTGGCCCAGGACATTCCCCGCCAGACCATGCAACGCCTCCTGCGCGACGTCGAGTCCGCCAAGGAGCGCGGCCTCTCCAAAGGCGGCGTCATGGACGACTACGCCGCCGATCTGGGCGTCTCCACCAGCACGCTGCACCGCCGCCTCCAGGCGCTGCGCGGCAAGCAGAAAAGCGGCGGCGGGCGCAAGCGGAGCGTCCCGCGCGAGCTGGTGCGCGCCGTCCTGCGCCTCAAGGAGCGCGGCAAGCAGGTGGGCCGCGTCGACCAGGAGCGCGAAATCTCCACCGAAGAGGCGCAGCGCATCCTCCAGCGCAAGGGCTGGGAGGACGCCACCGAATACAGCGCCAGCCAGATCAACCGCATCGCGCGGGAGGAAATGGGCTACCGGCGCGAAGGCCGCGTCACGCGCTTCGAGGCCGCCTACGCCACCGAAGTCTACCTGCTGGACTTCTCCCGCCTGAAGGCCTTCCAGGTCTTCGACGAAAACGACCAGGGCGAGTACCTGCTCAAGACGACGCGCCGCTCGATGAGCTACAAAGAGCCGCAGGGCAACTTCCGCGCGTGGATCGCCCTCCTGGTCGACGACCACAGCCGGATGACGCTGGGGCACATCTTCGCCACCACCGGCGAGGACCCGCGCCTGGGGCTCAACTTCCTCACCTGGGCCTTTTCCCGCGAGAAGGACGAGCACGCCCTGCGCTACGCCCCCGAGACGCTCCAGACCGACGCCGGCGCCTTCGACGCGGAAGCCTCGCGGCGCGCCCTGGCGGACTGCTCGATCGACCTGGCGGGGGGCTTCTCGAAGCACGCGCAGGGCAAGGTCGAGCGCGCCTTCCGCAGCCTCTGGCAGCGGTGGGAACTGCCGCTCGCCCTCGAAAAGCCCGAAGGGTGGACCATCACGCTTCCCGAGCTGAACGCACTGCTCCACGAGCACCTCACCCGCGAGGCCCGCCAGCCGCACCCCACGCACCGCCGCTGCACGCGCGAGCAGATGTACAGCGCCAGCCTGCCCGGCCACGCCCGCACCCTCGACGGCGTCGACCTGACCGCCCTGGCCTACGACGTGGAGACGCGCACCGTGCACCGCGAGGGGATCGTCTCGGTGGATGGGCAGAAGCTCCAGGTGCCGCAGCACACGCCCGGCGGCACCCCCATCGCCGTCGGCGACGAGGTGCGCGTCATGCGCTCCCTCGCGTCGGAGCGCTACAAGGGTCGCCTGGCGGACAAGGTGCACGCCGACGCCTTCGCGCTGACGCCCTACGCCCCGGCCCGCCGCGGCGACTACGATACCCTCCAGGAGGACACGATAAGCGACAAGCTCGCCGACCAGGTGGACCTCTCGCGCCCCGTCGGCCACATCCTCCAGGACGACCGGCAGGGCACGAGGGACCTCTACGACGAACTCTCCGCCGGCACCCTCGAAATGCCCGACGTGCTTCCGCGCCCCAGCGTCATCCGTCCGAGCGGCCCCTTCGCGCCCGGCCCCGAAGCGGCCCCCGACGACGACGGCCGCACGGCCACGGGCGAGCTCGACGTGCAGCCCGAGCCGGAGGTGCTGCCCGAGAACGAAGCCAAGAAGTACGTCGCCCGCCGCCTCGAAGCCCTCGGTTCCAACTACAAAGAGGCCGAGCCCCTCTTCGCCGAGCTCATCGAGACCGGCGCCACGCGTCCCCAGCTCGACGATCGCCTCGCTCTCCTCGAAAAAGAAATCGCCGCCGAACAAGTCCCCGCCGCCTCCCAGCAACCGTAGGGGCACAGCGGTGCTGTGCCATCGGCGACAGTAGCAAAAAAAGCGGCCCCGCTCCAATCGGGGCCGCCCTTCATCGACCACTCCAAACCAAAGCCCCCCAGAAGACCATGCTTTCGATCCGAAAAAGCCTCCTGGACCACTTCGGCCTGAAGGAGGCGGGGATCTTCGACAGCCCCACCGTCGAAATGTTCGCCTCTGAGCTGCGCGAGGGCATCCGCGCCCGCGAGATGACCGCCCTGATCGGGCCCACCGGCGCCGGCAAGAACCACCTGCTGCGCCGCGTCAAGCGCCAGATGGGGCGCCAGAGCACGGACGGCGACGACGAAGCCCGCCTCGCGTGGGTGCATGTGCATGACCTCACGCCGCGCCGCATGAAGATCCAGAACGTGATCAACGCCGTCATCTTCGACCTCACCGAAGGAGAGGCCAGCCTCCGCTCGAACTTCGAGTCACGCACTCGCCAATGCGAACGCCTCCTCTTCCGCACGCAGCGGCGCGGTCACCCCCCCGTCATCGTCATCGACGACGCCCACCGCCTCAGCCCCGACAGCTTCGCGGTCTTGAAGCGCCTGCGCGAGGCCGAGTTCAACGGCGTGCCCATTCGCCCGGCCGTCGTCCTGGTCGGCTGGCCACGGCTGGGCGGGATGTTAGACCGGCACAAAGAAGTCGCCGAGCGCACTGAGCGCCTCGTCCTCTGCGAGGAGGACGGCTGGATGACTCCGCCGGAGCGCGTGGCCTACCTCGAGGCCGTCTTCAGGGAGGCCATCTCCGAGAGCACGCGCTGGCTCCTCGCGCAAGAGCACCGCGTGCCGATGAGCCTCACCCGTGCCGTCAAGGACGCCATGAAGGAGGCCCGCGCCCTCGGCCATGAGGTCGTCGACGAGCGCACCGTCGCCCCCCGCCTGGCTGACCTCTACGACCAGTCCGCCGCCTCCCAGCGCGAAATCGCCCGCGAGGCCGACCTCAGCGCCTCCACCGTCAACCGCACCATCAAGGCCGACCGCCAGGGCGAAGACGCCGAGGAAGCCGGCCCGGTGCGCCGCGCCGTCGAGCGCATCAACCAGCGCAAGACAAAGCAGCAGAAGGCCGAGCCCGTCTCCGCCTGACTCGGCGCGCCCTGCGTCCGCTTCCCGTTCTTACCTCAACTGACGACTCGACCCCGCCGGCGGGCCGCCGGCTCTTTCTTCACACAACCCCCCCTACCCATGAAGCTCGCCCCCATCACCGACGACCTCACCGCCGACGACGTCCCCGTCGAAAGCATCGACGACGTCGAAAACCTCCTCCGTCGCCTCGGCGACCTCAACGTCGTGATCGACGAGAAGTCCGCCGCACTCGAGAGCGAGATCGCCAAGCTCAAGGACCGGTTCGGGCCGGTCATCCGACGGCGCAAGGAGCGTGCGAATGTCATCAGGCAAGCCATCGTCGCCTTCGCCACCGAGCACCGTGACGATCTCCTCGAGGGCACCGACGGCAAGACTCTCGAGCTCGTCCCCGGCACCGTGAGCTTCATCAAGGGCCGCTCGAAGCTCGTGTACACCGACGACAAGGATGCCATCATCGAGCGCCTCCGCGCCATCGGAGAGGGGGACCTCATCGTCATCAAAGAGAAGCTCCAGAAAACCCCGCTCAAGAAAGCCTGGGACCGCCTCGAAGGCCACGTCGAAGGGCTCGAAATGAAAGAAGGCAAGGAGCAGGTCCGCGTCAAAGCCCGCCCCGCTTGAACCCCCACCGTCGCAACACCCCCATCGTCGCAATGCCCCCACCACCGATCCCGCCCGACATGAAAGACTCCGCCTTCTTGATCCTCAACCGCAACGGCATCCTTGGTCTCCGCAAGACCGAACCGAGTCTCGAGGCCGGCCAGCGCGCCCTCAAGATCACGCTCGAAGTCGAGGACAAGTACTTCGAGCAGTCCATTCCCGAGGCCGTCGCCCAGATCGGCCCCGAGCATATCATCAACCCCGAGATCGACTTCACCCTCGAAACCTCCGAGTGAGCCATGCCCACCCAGCGCGAGCTCGTCCTCGATCACCTCCGCCGAGGCGAGAGTATCACGCAATTTCAGGCCCTGCGCGACTACGGCATCCAGCGCCTCGCCGCACGGGTGCACGAACTGCGCCAGGACGGCCACCCCGTCGAAGACCGCACCGTCGAGGTCAGACGCGCCCACGGCGGCACCGCCCGCGTGAGCGAATACTACCTCTCGGACGCCGAAGAGGTCGAACCGCAGCGCTTCGGCGATCTCCCCATCGGCGCGCGCTTCGAGTCCGGCGGGCTCCCCTGGCGCAAGCAGACCGCCTTCGCCGCCCACTGCATCGACAAAGGGCGCGACGGCGGGCGCGAGCACACCTTTCCCGCCGACGCTCCAGTCCAACCCATCAGAGACGGCAAGTAGATATGCAGGCCCGCTACCAAAGACAAAAGTGCCCCCAATGCGGGCACAGCCCAACGCTTTACCAAGAGTGCACCGCCTTCTGCGGCGCGGCCTACGCCGCGCCCGGCTGGATCGACCGCTGGGAGGACGACGCCATCAACTTCGCGCCCGGCCAGAGCCTCAAGCGCTGTACGAGCTGCTGGGGCATGGGCGTCGAGGCGTGGTGCCCGGAGTGCGGCTGCGACCTGAACCGCCACGAGTTTCGCTAGCAACGCAAGCGAGAAAACAGCTGACGCCTTCAGCGCCGTGGGCGAAGGCGTCGGCGGCGGCACTCACCAAATCGCCCCTAACAGCACCGTCATCCTCACCGATTGACCATACCGCCATGAGACAGTCTGATGCCTCGAACGAGGCCCTGACGATGATCGCACTGCATGAAGTCGCCTGCGGCATCGAGGAAGAAGTAGGACTCCCGGACTACGCACAGTTTCACTTCACCCGATACGGCAAAGAGCGTCAGAAGCTGATTCTACGCTACCAAGAAATCAAAAACGACATCCATCGCGATCTTGCGAAAATGCACGAGCAGCACTCATGAGCCACCATCCGCAGGTCATCGTCTTCGACATCGAGACGTGTCCGCAGCGCCCGGAAGGCTTCTCTGCGGCACAACGGGCACGCTTCGACAAAGCCTTTCGTCGCCGCCGGGGCAAGAGCATCCACGAAAGCCTCGGCAAAACGAAGGCGACTGTGCGCGCACTCAGTCCGTATCTCGGCTGGATCTGCTGCATCTCCGTTTGCCGCTACGTCGAGGGCGCAGAAAGCCCACGCCCCACCCACAGCTACGCCTGTGCTGAGCACGACGGCGAGGCCGACCTGCTCGCCCGCTTCTGGAACGACATGAGTCAGGTCCACGACCGCGTCACGTGGGTGTCTTTCAACGGCAAAAATTTCGACGCGCCGTACCTGCGCCTCCGCTCACTCGCCTCTGAGGTCGAACCCACACGCGAGGGCCTGCTCAACACTCACAAGTGGCGTGACACCCCACACACTGACATCTGGCGCTACGCGGAAAGCGCCGGCCTGGCCGACTACTGCGACCTCCTGGGCGTGTCCTCGCCGAAGGGCGACATGGACGGCTCCGACGTGTGGGCCGCCGTCCAGGAAGGCCGCCTCGCCGACGTCACCCGCTACTGCGAGAAGGACGCCTTCGCCACGCTTCGCTGCTACCTCCGGTCCCGCCACACCTTCGCGTGATGCCCATCGACTACTCGAAGTACCCCGAAGACTGGCAGGCCATCAGCCAGCGCATTCGCTTCGAGCGCGCCGCTACGCCTAACACCCCCGAAGGCCGCTGCGAGTGCTATGGCCAGTGCGGGCACCACCATCCCGAAAACCGCTGCCTGGCGGCCAACTACCAGCCGCACCCCATCACCGGCTCCGAGGTCATCCTCACCGTCGCGCACTGGCCCGACCACACCAAAGCCAACGCCGACGACAGCAACCTCACCGCCATGTGTCAGCGCTGCCACCTCAGCCTCGACGCCGACCGCCGTCACCACAGCCGAAAGTACGGCCGCCACCACGCCCGCGCCCACCAACTCCGTCTCTTCGCCGACTGAATCCGATGCGCTACGTCTACACCGGCTCACGGGCCGCCCAGACCCTTGCCAATCAGGGCTTCGACGTCGAGCTGCGAAAGGGCCAAATGTGCGACCCCGTGCGCCACGACGACGGCCGCGTCGTCCGCAGCACGGACGCTGGTGTTGCCAACGCCCTGGTGCGCTTCGAAGACGGCGCCGTCGAGACCGTCAGCCCGCGCCGCCTGCGCCTCGTCGAGAAGCTCCCGCGCGTCTACCTCGTCGCCTGCTCGAAAAGCAAGCGGCAAGGCCCGAAAAAGAAACTCGCGAGCAAGCTCTACACCGGCGACCTCTACCGCAAGTCACGCACGTGGGTACTGAAGCGCCTCTGCCGAGAGGCGGAAGGCCGCTGGTTCATCCTCAGCGCTCGCTACCGGCTGCTGCACCCCAGCTACCGGGTCTTCCCATACGACGCCACACTGAGCGACATGAACGCCCAGGCGCGCCGTGAGTGGGCCTGGAAGGCCGGTGAGGAGCTGCTGTCTCGGGTGGACGAGCGCACGCACGTCATCTTCCTGGCAGGCAAGCGGTACCGCGAGCACCTCATCCCACGCCTTCAGGCCGAAGGGCACCCGTGCAGCGTGCCCCTCGAAGGCATGGGTATCGGAGAGCAGAAAGCCTGGCTCAACGAACGAATCAGCACATGAGATTTACATAACAGGCAGGGTCTTCGTAACTTGTGGAGGCCAGCCTGCTTGCCAAAGCCGCCGCCTATGGGAACGCTCACCAGCTCGAAACGGGGCATCACGTGCCCCGATTGCGACGCAGGGACGCGCGTGCTCGAAACGGACTTTACCGGAGGGCGCGCCCATCGCCAACGGCTCTGCAAAAAAAACGCTCACCTATTTGCTACCCAGGAAGTCCCCATCCGCGAAGAGCACCAGGGCGAAACCGAGGACCAGCGCGGGTATCCCTGCACGCGCTGCGGCGCCCCTACCAGCGTCCTCCAGACGCGCAACGCCATCGGCATGGTCAAGCGCAAACGCTGCTGCAACCGCTGCGCTCACGTCTTCACCACCAAAGAGTACCCCGAGCCATGAAGCTATACGATTTCAACCTTGATGCCACCCACGACTGGGCAATATACCGCGTGGGCTCCGAGGCTGACCCCAATGTTAGAGACAGCCGCTTCGGAAGCGGAGCCGATGACGGCGGAATCGTGGGCAGCAGCGAGTGGACCTGGCTCCGCGAAAGAAACGCCCGCCGCATCACTGCGGCCCTTACCTACTTCGAGGGCAAAAGCACTGAGGAAATCGAGCAACTTGCCGAAGAAAAGCTCCAGTCGATACAGTGAGCATCCTCGCCGACATCAATGAGATGGAGGAGCGCATCGACGAGCTGCTCGTCGGCGTCGAGGACCGCATCCAGCCGGCCACCGACCGTTACCGCCGCGCGGTCGTCGAAGCCGTCCTCCAAGTCCTCGACGACTACGACCTCGCCGAGCTGGCAGAAGCCGACCTCCGCCGCATCCTCGACGATGCCCTGGCAGACCTTACGCCCCAACTCCAAGAGTCCGTCCAGCAAAGCATCTCGCAACAGCTCGAGGAGATGCTCACCGTCACGCGCGACTTCTACACCGCCCTGGAGATCGACCCGCCCGGTGTCACCGAAGCCGTCCGCCGAAGCCGCGAAGTCAGCCAGCTCACCGCCTTCCTGGAGGACGGCATGGACCTGGCCGACGACGAGCTCAAAGAGGAAACCATCGACGTCCTCACAGAAACCATCACGCGCGGCGAGATCGACCGCAGCGCGATCCGCGAGGAGATCATCGACCGCACCGGCGCCGCTGAGCGAACCGCCTACACGCAGGCCCGCACGTCACTTTCCGGCTACAACCAAGTCCACCGGAACGAACTGGCCAGCCGCGCGGAGCTGGAGCACCACCTCTACTACGGCAGCCTCCAGTCCAACAGCCGCGCCTTCTGCCGCCTCCACAAAGGCAGCGTCTACACCGACGCCCAGATCAGCCAGATGGACAACGGGATGCTCAATCCCGTAAAGGTCTTTCAGGGCGGCTACAACTGCCGGCATTCCTGGGTCCCCGTCGATCCGAGCTGGAGCGAGGAGTTGCAAGACAAAGTCGTAGAAAGCGGCGGCACCGCCAGCGTCCCGCTCGATCAGTCCGGCAACCGCAGCATCAGCGCTGTCGTCGGCAACGCCGCCACCGACCAGCGCCGTCTGCGCCAGGCCACCCTGCGCGCCGAGGGCTACACCGACTTCATCGACGCCGAGACCAGCGACGAGGGGTTTGTGGCCCTGCATCACAGCTGGAAGAACCACTTTGAAAAGTTCGACGCCGGCCATCCCGAACGAGAGGCAATGCAACGCGAGCTCGACGCCGGCCTCGCCCTCAGCGAGAAAGGCGACGAAGCCCTCTACAACCGCACCCTCAAAAACCTGAAGGGCACCGGCGACGTAGATGTCGTGTGGAACGGGCGCAACACTGAGATCAAGACCCCGACGAAATTCCACGCCGGTGCACTGAATCGTCCTCTCAACCCCGAACAGTCTGACAACTTCCTGATCGGCCTTCGGCAGCCACTCAGCGAACCGGAAGAGGCTCGCTACAGACTCGAAGAGTGGTTCTACGACAACCCAGACAAGCGCGTCTCGATTCTACACTACTACGACGACAATCGAATAGAAGAGGTGAACCCATGAAAGCGATGAGCCGCGAAGCCTACATCGAAGACCTCGAAGGCCTCTTTGAGGAACAGCCTGACCCGATGCCGCGCGATGCAGCGCTGGCCATACATGGCTATCTCAAAGGTCTCTCGCACTCTCACGTCATCACTCTGGATGACTACAAGGAATTTCGAGAGCGCATTCCGCTTAGCGGCGAGGAGCTGTCTGAGGCAGGCGTAAACATCTAATCACGCTCACAAAGGGTGCTCGTAGGACCCATCCCGTCTCGAAAGGCGCTCGCAAACTATGCACAAACGACCGCATGGCATCAACGCGTCGGCCGGCATTTCGCCCTCAAATGTCGGTTCTTAGCCTTTCAGCGGAGTTTGTTTGTTGCAATTCTTGAGCCCTTTTCTTTCACCCCCCAACACAGTTCGGGCACTCGTTTCCCGCTCGATGGCGTTCTTCCAAATGGCGTTCTTCCA